GGCTTTGATTATCTCTTTGCTTTTAACGGTAATATCTTTAGGGTTGCTTGTGATCTCTCTTTTTTCCAAACAGATCACGGAACTTATGGCATTGGTAGTGGTGGGCAGCTTGCTCTTGGCTACCTGTATTCAATCCGCAAATCTGATATGGAGTTAGATTACGCCAAGCGACACGCCCGTCGTGCCGTTGAAATAGCTTCAGTCCTTGACGCTAATACTGGTAAGCCTTTACAGTTGGTGGTACAAGAAAAGCTATAGGAGGTAGCGATGGAAAAGACAATTGAAGTACAGATGAAAGAGTTACGCGAGTCACTTGCGCAAGACATAGAATCATTTACTTGTAAAGATGGTTGCGGTGAATGTGATTACTGTAAAGGTTTATTCCAAGCAGCAAACCTGGTAAGGGGCACTTCTCGTGAGCGACTTTACTGATCCAAAGGATCTATTGCTATCAGCACTTCACGCAGCTGATGCTAAGAAGTCTCGTTCAACACAGGTACAGATAGGCCCATCAGAAGTTGGTGGATGCCGACGTAAGGTTTGGTACCGGTTAAACGGTCAACCAGAAACCAATAGTAATCAACTGAAATTAGCAGCCATTATGGGTACTGCTATACACGCAGAGATCGAGAAGGCACTTGCCGGTAACGACGAGTTAATGATCGAAGCTGAAGTTGAATACGAAGGAATGAAAGCCCACATTGATTTATTTGTACCAGCAACTGGCGATGTGATTGACTGGAAAACTTCTAAGTTGAAAAACTTAGGATTCTTTCCTTCAACACAGCAACGCTGGCAGGTACAACTCTACGGATACCTCCTATCCAAAAACGGTTACGACGTCAACCGAGTGTCGCTGGTTGCGATTGCTCGGGACGGTGATGAGAGAGATGTCAAGGTTCACACAGAAGCCTATGACGAATCTTTAGCACTAGAGGCACTCGGTTGGCTCGCAACTGTTAAGGAATCAAAGGAACTCCCAGCACCGGAAAAGGATGCTAGTTACTGCCAGCATTACTGCCAGTTCTATGACGCATCTGGTGAGATGGGATGCGATGGTCTAAAAAAAGAACGTACCGCAGTTAGTGATGTAATCATTGATGATGCGGATGTTGACAGAAATGCTTTGTTGTACTTACAGTTAGCAAGAGAAATCAAAACGTTAGAAACACAACAGGATTCTTTGAAAGAATCTTTTGTAGGTTTACTTGGTACCACTAACAGCGGTATCGAATTAAGTTGGTCAACTGTCAAAGGTCGCGAAACCATTGATAGTAGCGAGGTCGAAAAACTCTTAGGTTATTTACCTAAGAAGGTGGGCGCTGAGAGTCAGCGCTTATCAGTAAAACAAATAGGAGGAAAGTAAATGTCAGCACCAGATTCAACCAAGTTCCAAGTGAACTATAAGTTAGCCGATGGAACTCTTATCAATATCTACGCAGATAATGTTCGTGAACTAGAAGCAGGACTTGCGGATATTTCAATGAACGCTTTGAACATCATCACTACTGGTAAAGAATTATCACAAGGTTCAGTAGCACCAGCTGCTGTATCACCTGCTGTATCTGCTATTGCTCAGCAATTTAAGGCCACACCAGTAGCAGCACCGGTAACATCTGCTCCAGTAGGTAATGCTTGTAAGCACGGGCCAATGACTTTCAAGTCAGGTGTATCAGCCAAGGGTCCTTGGTCAGGCTGGATGTGTCCAACACCTGCCGGTGCGCCAGACAAGTGCCAAACTATCTGGGCTAAGTAGTCCGTGCGGGAGCCTCAAGATTATGAAGCTCCCAGTTGTGCTCAGGTTGGCGGTGACTTTTGGTTTGCTGAAAAAGAAGTTGATGACAGTGAACTAAAAGTTATTACCGATTATAGATTCGCAAAATCAATCTGCAACAGTTGTCCACATAAAGCTGAATGTGCCGAATGGGGTCTTAAAAAAGAACTCTGGGGTATGTGGGGTGGACTAACTCCAAAAGAACGTGTCCAGATCAGAAGGCAAAATCAAATATACATTCAGGAGGAAAAACGTGCTTGATCTTTCCCGCGCTTGGGGCGGTGTGCTCACCAGAGCAACACCACTACCGGATGTGTGGGCTGGCTTAGCTGCCAAGGAGATTAAGTTTCGGCGTGGGCAAGTGTGTATGGTTGCAGCAGCACCTAATGCTGGTAAGTCAATGTTCGCATTGGTTTACGCAATCAAAGCGCAAGTGCCTACGCTTTTCTTTTCTGCTGATACTGACACAACAACCGTTATGATGAGGGCGGCCGCCCACGTCAGCGGTCACTCACAGGTTTCTGTTGAGAATAACTTAGCAGGCGATAGTCATTATTACGACTCCCGCTTTGAGAAGTTAAGCCACATCAAGTGGGTCTTTGATTCATCTCCATCTATTGATGATCTTGAGTTAGAGATACGGGCATATGTTGAACTATACGGTCACGCTCCAGAGCTGATAGTTATAGATAACTTAATGAACGTAACAGCAGAGACTGATAATGAGTGGGCAGGGCTACGTGCGATTATGATGGAGTTGCACGATATGGCACGCAAGACAGAAGCGTGCGTACTAGTACTGCATCACGTATCGGAACAGAGCGAGTATGGAAGTCCTACTATGCCACCACATCGTAGGGCTATTCACGGCAAGGTAAGTCAATTACCGGCGTTGATCCTGACTCTGGGTTATGACCCAGGACAGGCAACGTTGCGAGTTGCCGCAGTAAAGAATCGCTTTGGGCCACACACAGCAGATGCTTCCAATTTCGCACAACTGCTAGTAAACTATGCTGCGTGCCAGATTGGCGATGAAGACCAGTTTGGTTGGATGCTACGACGCGATGTTATAGCTGGATATCAAGGGAGTTACAATGTCGAAGACTGAAATACAGTATGTAAAGAATCGTATTGTTAAATTAGAGAAAGACTTTGCAGCTTTTGCTTCTTTGTTAATCCAGGCAGGTATTGTCCGTATAGATGAAGAAGATGGACAACAAGTATTTGTGGTCAATAAGGTAAAGCTAGATGGCTAATCCGAATGGCCGCAAAGGTGCCAAGTTTGAGACAGATGTTATGAAGTGGTTACGCGATAAAGGTGTAAGCGCTGAACGTTTGACTAAGGCTGGTGCCAAAGACGAGGGTGATCTAGTCGCTGTAATAGCGGGAGAAACGTTCATCCTCGAACTCAAGAACCGAGGTACATTATCACTGCCGGAGTTCTGGAGAGAAGCTGAGGTTGAGGCGCTTAACTACGCTAAGGCACGCGGTAAAGGGGAAGTACCGCTGCACTACGTGATAGTTAAGCGTCGCAACTCAGGCATAGAGAACGCTTGGGTAATCCAAGATCTAAAACAATGGCTAGAGGAGAAGAAATGACACCAGTACCACAAGGCGTAATCAGTACGTCAACAGGGCCAGTAGATCCAGAAGTCGTACAAGAAGTCGTACAAGAAGATGTACAGATTTTAGAAGAAAATGTACAGAATTTAGATGAAGCAATTGCTGCTGCTGATACAGAAGAAGCGGTAGAAGAATACCTACCGGAGGTTCCCGATGTTGATGCTTAGTCTACAAAGATTTATTGGTATGACCGCACAGAATTTAGGCAACTGGTTTAACAATGAGAAGCTAGTTATCTGGGGTATTACCCACACACCTTTTACCTTTGAGGTTGAGGATGACGACTGGGATCAAGCGTGATGTGCCAACACTGTACCCAAGCCGGTGCAGAGAATAAGTTAGGACACCTGAAGCGTGCCGCACATAAGCACGAGAAGTGCGATATGAAAGGGTGCGTATGTCAACACAGGACTGGTCCAGGGTACGTAAAAACAAAGGATTCAAAGGTTCCGTTGATGCAAATTCAATCCCCATAGCACCTATTGTTTCTGCTTTTGGTGGGGAAGTTAAGGAAGGCAAGAATATATCGGTTCGCTGTTGCCTTCACAATGACAGTCGTAAGTCAGCTGTCATAGATACTTATAGCAATTTATATTTCTGTCATACCTGCGGTAAGGGTGGTAACGCAGTCAATCTTGTCTGTATCCTAGAGAACTTGGAGTTTAACGATGGCCTCAAACGCGCAATCGAAATTGCTGCTGGAAGCGGCGCAGCGATACGCTCAGGCAATAAGTCCAGAGGCGCTAGCCGTCCTCGACGCACGTGGGATCTCTGAAGTTGTTGCGGCCAAGTACCAACTCGGTACGATTACCGAGCCGATCAACGGTCACGAAATGTATCAAGGTTGGATCTCTATTCCTTACATTACTGCTAGTGGTTCTTGCGTGGGGTTCAAGTTCCGCAGA